GGGGCGACTCCTGCAAAAAACCATGAGTGCTTATTGAGACTACTAGGTAGATACTGCCTACCCAATGAAGACGACAGATGTTAGACAAAAGAAGCGCGAAAGGGACCAAGCTGCGGTGGTGCAGCGGGTGGGGCGTGTCGCTCTTGCTCAGTTACTCGGCATCACCGAACAAACTGTGTCTAACATGGCCGTGAAGGGCGTATTCAAAGAGGAAAAGGGAGAGTACGTGTTGAAGGATGCGTTTGCCGCATACCTGAAGCATGACCGTGCAAAACGCGCAGCATCGGCACCAGACGCGGACAAGAAAGAAGCCGCGCAACGACTGATGAGTGCGAAAGCCGACATCGAGGAGATGAAAGCGCGGACGATGCGCAGCGAGTTGATGCATCGGGCGGAGATGGAGGAGGAATGCATGGGCATACTCGCAGCGGCATCGGCGGAACTGATGAGCGTACCAGATGACATTGCGGGGCAAGGTGCGGGTATGAGCGAGAGGCCTTTGCGTAAGATCGCTGCGGATCGGATCAACACCGCCCTCGAAAACCTCAAGAGCAATCTGGAGGAGATGAGCCGTGAGCGGTAGAGGACCGTACAGCGGGGCAATCAAGGGTATTGCCACGGCGTTCAAGGGCGATCCGCTCGATTGGCTGGAGGAGCATTTACGCATCCCACACTCGGCACGATCTCCTCGATTTGCGAGGGAGCAGGCACCGTGGCTGAATGAACCGTTCCGCGCGTTTTGCGATCATGACGTGACGCAGATAAACGTAGCGGCTCCGACGGGGGGAGGGAAAACGACGTTTCTCGAAATGATCGTGCCGTATCTCATCGCGGAACAACCTGGGCCGACGATGTTGGTGGGGCAAAATGACGACACCAGCAAAGAGTGGGCAGAGACGCGGCTGATTCCAGTGCTGAACGCGTGCAAGCCTGTGGCACGGTTATTCCCCCAAGATCGCCACGACAAGCGCAAGACGAGCATTCTTTTCCCCCACATGCCGCTTTTGCTGTGTGGGGCGAACATCTCATCTCTGCAAGAGAAGTCGATGCGCTACGTGTACGGTGACGAGACATGGCGGTGGCGTGCGGGTATGATCGGTGAAGCCAAGAAGCGGCACCATGACCGATGGAACCGGAAGACGATCTTGGTTAGTCAGGGATGGGATGATGGTCATGAGATGGATGATGAGTGGGCACTGGGAGAGCTGCGGGAATGGGGGGCGCGGTGCGTGCAATGCGAGACGTGGCACCCTTACCGATGGGAGAACGTGCATTATGACGCGCAACCTGATGCCGACGTTGAGACCATTGCAGCAACAGCAAAGCACGTTTGCCCATCATGTCAGCACGTGACACCGGACACCACGGCAGCGCGGCGAGAATTGGCGTTAAGAGGCGATTACGGGGAACCTGTGAGGGGAAAGAAGAGCGTTTCTGGCGTGAAGAGCTTCACGTGGAACGCAATCGGCGTTTGGTGGATCTCATGGGCGGACCTTGTGAGTGAGTGGTTAAATGCGCAAACACAGCTTAAAAAGGGCGTTACAGAGCCATTAAAACAGTTTCGCCAGAAGCGACTTGCTCAAACGTGGAAAGAGGACTTTGGACTTCCCGAAGTCACGCTGGTTGCGGGTGATTATGTGAAGGATACCTACGCGCAAGGGCAACCTATTGAAGGAGAAAAGGCGCGATTCCTCACTGTGGACAGGCAACAAACGCACTTCTGGGGGATAGTACGGGCTTGGACAGCGGACGGAACGAGCAAACTCCTGTGGGAAGGCTCGCTTTTCCAGATCAAAGATATTCGAGAGCTTCAGCTACGGTATAAAGTGCAGAACAAGTTGACCTTCCTTGATTCTGGATTCGAGACGGCGACAACGTACGAAGACTGCGGGCTTTACGATTGGACGGCCTTGAAGGGATCAGGGGAGGAAGGCTTTAACCATCAACAGCGGGCAGGGGTGAAGACCAAGAAAGCCTACTCCCTCACAGAATACCGGAAGACCGCTCAGGGCAAACAGGTGCGACTCATATCATGGGCAAACGAAGCGGCAAAAGATCACCTCGCACGGATCCGCTCGGTAGGGCCGCCACAATGGGAGATCCCCGCTGATGTGTCGGAATCGTACCGCTTGATGATGAACAGTGAAACCAAGCGCGAGAAGATCGACCCAAAAACCAAGAAGCTCAAAATGCGCTGGGTGCCGATACGTGAAGCTAATCACCTTTGGGATTGCGAGGCAATGCAGGTCGCTGTGGCGATGATGCTCGGCATTGCGTATGAGCCGACGATTGAATGACAAAACACCAGCAAGGTTTCCCCTGCTGGTGTTCGCTATGATCCCTGTCCTGTCAGACCACGTTGACGCTCACACGAGCGGACGCATCAACAAATCTGCACATCTCACAGCGGGATGCAAGCGGTTTTGTGGGGATGTTTGACAAAACAGAAGAAGCATGGATTCCAGACTGATTTTGCGCCTATTTATGCGACGCACAGAAGCCGAGTTGACAAAGCTCGTGGATTCCTCGTTCACGTCCATTTCGCAGGGCTCTGGAACCCTTATAAAGTCCACTGTCAACGGATCTTCTTTCGAGTTCGCAGTTCCTTCCATGCTCTCGCCGATGGAGATTGCGGGTTTTGCGCTCCAAGCTTTGGATCATAAGCAAAACGGAATTACGGCACCGATAACCCGCACTTCTGCACGGTTTTACCCATAAAAAGATCATGTTTGACCGTCTCAAAGCGTTTTTTAATCCCCCGAAGCCAAAAGCCGAGTTTGCGCCTGAAAATCAGCGGCTTATCAGCGGCGGATGGTGGGGATACCGTCCTTACGCGCAAAACCAGACCGGAAACCTCACAAAAGAGCTTTCCCCCACCGAGCATCGGACGATTGTTTCGGCTTCAAATCGGCTTTTCTGGAACTTTGGCCCCGTTCAAGGTGGCATTGAAGCGAAGGCAACATTCGCCATCGGACGCGCATGGGAACCCGTTTTTATGGGGGAAGATGCAGAATGGGGCAAGAAAGCGGCGGAATGGCTCTCTTGCGAGTGGTTTGCGCGTGCGTACATCAACGGAATTGATTTCAAAACAGGGCTTTATCTCGACTCACTGGCGATTGATCGCGACGGCGATACCGTAACCGTCTATACGCAAGACGATAGCGGCTTTCCATGCCTGCAATCGGTTCCATGGTACGCCATCGGATTCCGTGACAACACCGAGACCGTTCAGAGCGGGCGATACAAAGGACTCCGCCAGCGTCAAGGCGTTGTCTTATCGCGTACAGGCCAACCCGTCGCAATCGGCATCCTTGGAGCAACAGAAGCCGAAGATCGCACACTTCCAATCGGCTCGCTTGATTACCTCGCAGAGCCGAGGACTCACAACCAAACACGCGGACTCCCCGCATTTACGGCCGCAATTCTCGATTTGCGAGATCTGACCACCACGCAGGGCTACATCCGCCAAGCGATGATGATTGCGTCGTCCATCGGACTCATCGAACACAACGAACAAGGCTATGCAGACCCGAACGATCCCGCGCTTGTACTCACTAACACCGCGCCAAGTGGCACCAATGGCCTTTTGTCTGAGGTTCTTTCTGGCGGTCTCATTAGGTATTTTAAAGCCAACTCAGGCAGCAAGTTGGAGCAGCTAAAGAACGAGGTTCCAAGCGAAGCAACAGAGCGGTTGATGGAGCGGCTAATGCGTAACGCGCTTCTCGGTGCGGGTATGCCTCCTGAGTTCTACTGGAAACCAGAAGGCACTGGGGCGAATGTCCGAATGACGGTGGAACAGGTCAACCGTACCATCCAAGATAGGCAGGATGTTTTGAAGGTATCTGCCAAGCGTCGAATCGTTTACGCCATCTCCGCCGCGATGCAAGCGGGTATCCTGCCACCGTACAAAGGCAAAGATGCCGGAGGATTTCTTAAGTGGGGCTTTGCGATGCCTCCGAAAATCACCGTTGACGCTGGTTACACAGGCCAAGACGCACGCGAATCTTACAAACTGGGGCTGAAGAACTTGAGCGAGTTGCTTGGCGAAGGTGGAAAGAGCTTAACTCAGCATCTTGATGAGCGCGAAAAC